CGCCATAAACTCATATATATCTTCAAATCTTTCCTCCAATTGATAACAAGCATGGTTTGGATAACCATCCCGAGGTATTACACGCGATACTATGAAATTCCAATAATCAGGATAAGTTCCCTCTTCAAGAGGAGGAACTTTTGATCCATCAAACATGGAACCATTTTTAGTATATTCTTTTTTAGGACGCACGTTTATAACATAAGGTAAACGCCTCTGAATTGCTAATGGACATGAAAAATATGCGGCAGCATTAAGATGACGCGTGTTAGTAGATGCAATAACAAGTCTACACTTTAATGGTGTTCGACCTTTATCAGCGAGATCAGCTTGCTGTGGAACAAATGGAATATTATTAACCACTTGCAGCATTTCATTAATAGATTCATCCCCACCATTTGCTGAATTGGGGTGAATTGCAGCAATATCATCAAGATTGACAGCATACTGAAATGTTTGGAAATTATTCCAATGTTTATCCATAGGGTTTCTAGTATACATGTATTCTGGATCGTCGGGTAAATTAAAAGTTTTAGCATATTGATAAAATAATAATTTGGTTAGTGTACTTTTACCTATACTAGATCCACCCTCCAATAAAATAGAGAATGGAGCTTTACGTGTCTGCATTGCAGATTTTTTAGTTAATTCATTAGCTTTGATCATTTTCATATCGGCTAAAACTGAACTAACCATCTTTTTATCAAAAATTGATAAATTGGATGCATGCTTATTTATAGCCTCACCCTTCTCTATAACTGAATCAAGTTCAGATAAGTACTCAAAATAATTAAAACCATGAGGTTCAGGGTTTGATAAGTAATTTGAATTGATTTTCATTTTACGAGTTAATTCAAACCATTCTTGATATTTCATACCTGAATGATATATAGGATCAAGTGATCCTGTTTTCATACATTGATATCCTGCTTCACAAAGGAACAATAGAGTATCGAGAATACAATAAACAAAATCAATACCAGTATGATATTGACGTCTAATTACTTCAGCTTCAATTTTATTATATCTAAATGTATCAAATGTAACACCAAATTTCTCAAAAAGGGATAAACTCAAACAATACATAATGAATTTATACATTTTCTGTAAAAAAGGTGATTCTTTAATAGTATCATAATGTGTAAGAAAACTTCTGAGATTTTTGAGATTATGCATAAAACCTGACTCACAATCATTGTCACTTTGTAAAGTGACAATACTTTTAAATTTCATAATAATGGTACTTAAATTAATACTCTCTAATAATGATTCCTGCTTATTCATTTTAAAATAAGCAGCAATTGCAATACCAATATCTGTGTAAGTTTCACTTTTAAATAATAAATAAGTGAAAATTGTAATATCTTCTATAATTTTGATCCCATGTTTAAAATTTGGGGGCAAAATGGATTTAAGTTTGGCTAGAAGATCTTCATCCAAACTCTGCAATATAAGATCACAAACATCTCTTTCACATTGAGGAATAACTTTATTGTAAATTATTCTTCTGTTTTGA